CGGCGGGGGTGATCGAGGTCAAGGCGGGGCTCTCGACGGGGGCCTTGTCCGGCGGTTATGTGGTGCCTGAGCAGGTTGAGCGGCTGATTGAAAGACGCCTGATGGCGGCCTCGCCGATGCGCGAGATCGCCGCCGTCAGGACGGTGGCCGGCGGCGTCTACAAGAAGCCCGTGTCGATCGCCGGGGTCGAGAGCGGCTGGGTCGCCGAGACGGCACCCCGGCCGGAGACGGACCCGGCGACCTTGCAACTGCTGGAATTTCCGTCGGCGGATCTGTACGCTAGCCCCGCCGCGACCCAGACCCTGCTGGACGACGCCATGGTCGATCTGGACGAATGGCTGGCCGCCGAAGTCGAGGACGCCTTTGCCGCGCAGGAGACGGCGGCCTTCGTCAACGGTGACGGCGCGAACAAGCCCAAGGGAATCCTGTCCTATACGGTCCAGGCCGATGCGAACGCGGACTGGGGCGAGATCGGCTATGTGGCGTCCGGTGCCGACGGAGCGTTCGAGGCGTCGGATCCGACCGACCGGCTGATTGATCTGATTTATGCGCCGAAGTCGCAGTACCGGGCCAACGCCCGGTTCGTGATGAACCGGCGCACGGCGGGGATCATCCGCAAGTTCAAGGACGCGGACGGCAACTACGTCTGGAGCCCGGCGACCCAGCCGGGGGCGACCAGCTCGCTGCTCGGCTATCCGGTGACGGAAATCGAACAGATGCCGGATGTCGCCTCGGGCAGCCTGTCGATCGCGTTCGGGGATTTCCGGCGCGGCTATCTGATCGTGGATCGGGCGGGGGTGCGGGTGTTGCGGGATCCGTACACGGCCAAGCCCTATGTTCTGTTCTATACCACCAAGCGGGTCGGCGGCGGGGTGCAGAATTTCGATGCCCTCAAGGTGATGAAGTTCGCGGCGACGTAGGGCGTCGGTTGTCTCCTCCCCAGCGGGAAACCGATGGGGAGGCAGGCCCGCTAGAAGCGGGCCGGGGAGAGTCTTTCCGCAGCACCGGCGTTGACCGGATCGCACGCGATCCGGTCCTCGCAGTCTTGGCTCGCCAGCGGCGCACCGGGGGCCGCCGGCCCCTCCACCCCCCACCGGTCGCTTGCAGCGACCGGCCCCTCCACCACCCACCGGTCGCTTGCAGCGACCGGCCCCTCCACCACTTCGTGGTCCCCCTCCCTACCGCTGCGCGGCAGGGAGGAGACGCGTGCGGCAACCATCGAGGAATAAACGATGAGCGAACCGGTGAGCCTCGCCGAGGCGAAGCTGTTCCTGCGCGTCAGCCATGACGCCGAGGACGACCTTATCGAAACCCTGATCGCGGCGGCGCGGCAGCGGGTGGAGGCGGCAATAGGTGACATGATCGACGAGACGGCGCCGGCCGCCTTGAGGCTGGCGGTGCTGAAGCTGGTCCACGCGGCCTATGAGGGCGAGGTCGACACGGAGGCCGAAGGTTGGTTGGCCCCGTATCGAGGGTTGCGGCTGTGAGGTCGTATCGAACCCTGGCCCAGGTGTTCACGCCGACCGACGCGGAGACGGAATTCGGCGGTCGAACGGTCGACTGGTCGCCGCTGGGCGAGCTGTGGCTGCGCCTGTCGTCCCCGCATCGACGCGAGGATGGGACGGGCGAGATGAAGCCGGTGGTGACCGAGGTAAGCCTTGCAGAATCACGGTCTGACCCGCGTGTCGCCGCCGGCCAAAGGGTGGACATCGCGGGGGTCGAATGGCGGCTCGTCCACGTCGATCGGGACGCCCCGAAGATGGGTCGCATGACCTTGACCCTGACGCGAGACTTGTGATGCCGCTAGATCCTGAACGCGCCCTGCAAAAGGCGCTGATCAACCATCTGCGGGCGGACGCCGGGCTGACGGCGCTGCTGATCAGTCCTGCCGCCATCCATGACCAGCCGCCGGAAGAGATCGGCTGGCCGCACCTTCTAATCGGGCGCAGCGAGAGCCGGTTCGTCCCGGCAGACGGATCGGCGATGGAGCACATCCTGACGCTGACGGTGCGGTCGCGCTTCGGCGGAACGGAGGAGGCGAAGGCCATCAATGCGGCGGTGCGGGCCGCGCTGACTGAGCCGGACCTGGCGCTGGAGGGCGGTCGGATCGTGAGCCTGCGCGTGACCTATCAGGACGTGTTTCGCGCGGCGGACTGGACCACGACCCTGGGGGTCAGTCGGGTGCGCGTCGTCACGGACAAGGATTGAGGAGACGGAGATGGGCGCGCAACGCGGCAAGGACATTCTGCTGAAGATCGACGACGGCGAGGACCCTCCGGGCTTTGTCACGGTCGCAGGGCTGAAGGCCCGCACGATCGCGCTGAATGCGCGGACGGTGGACGTCACCGATGCCGACTCGGCCGGACGCTGGCGCGAGTTGCTGGCCGGGGCGGGCGTGAAGGCCTGTTCCGTGGCCGGTCAGGGCGTGTTCCGCGATGCGGCATCGGATGCCCGAGTGCGCGAGGTGTTCTTTGAACAGGCGGCCCGGACGTGGCGGCTGATCGTGCCGGACTTCGGGATTCTTGAGGGTCCGTTCCTGGTGGCGGGCTTGGAGTATGCGGGTGAGCACGCCGGAGAGGCGACCTTCGCCCTCAGCCTGGCCAGCGCCGGCGAGCTGACGTTCGAGGCCCTGTGATGAATCCGGCTCGCGGCGAGGCTCAGGTGCAGGTCGGGGGTGAGCGGGTGCGGCTGTGCCTGACGCTGGGCGCCCTGGCTGAGATCGAGAGTTCCTTGGAGGTCGAGGGATTTCAGGCTCTGGCGGATCGGCTGCGGCAGCTCACCACGGCGGATCTCATCGAGGTGCTGGCGGCGTTGATGCGCGGTGGGGGTGCCGATCCGGCGACCGCGACACGCATGGCAGAGGCGTCCACGCCGCAGCTCGCCGCCGAGGCCGTGGCGCGGGCGTTCGAGGCAGCGACCCGGTGACCTGGGCCGTCATGATGCGATGGGCCTTTCACAGGGGCATCGCGCCAGCTGCGTTCTGGCGGCTGTCGCTGACGGAGTGGCGAATGCTGACGCAAGAGGCGGCGGTGCCCTCGATGAGCCGCAATGAGTTGGCGCTGCTGGCCGACACCTGGCCGGACGAGGTGAAACATGACTGAGGGGCTGGACGAGGTGCCGGGTCGCGCGGCCGAAGCAGCCGAGGCGCTGGAGCGGCTGAAGGCTCCGGCCGAAGCGACGGCCCAGGCTATTGAGGGGAGCTTCGAGCGCGCCGGTGAAAGCCTGGCGCGGTCCCTGGCGCGGGCAGCGGCGGACGGCGAAGTGACCCTGGCCGAGCTGGCCCGCGCAGTACTGGCGGCGATCAACGCCATGGCTGGATCGGGGCGCGGTGGGGGACTGGGAGACGCCCTGGCGGCGGCCATGGGGTCGGTGTTCGGAGGGGCCAAGGCGGACGGCGGGCTGGTCATGCCGGGCGCGGCCTATCTGGTCGGCGAGCGCGGGCCGGAGGTGTTCCGACCGGCGACGAGCGGCAGCATCGAAGCCGCGCAAACGGGTGGCGTCACAGTGAACGTGACGGTTCAGGGAGGGCCGGAAACCCTCCTGCGATCCGAGGCGCAGATCGCACAGGCCTTGGTTCGGGCGGCGCGTATGGCGACCCGCGGCTAGTGAGGGCGCGGCGTCGGGATGGGGCCGTATTGATTGGTCTGTTGCTGAGACGGCATCAACGACACCACGAACAGGAAGATGTTCCCGAACGGGACGAAGGCCAGAAGATAGAGCCAGCCGGACATCCCCACGTCATGCAGCCGCCTCGCGTAGATCGCGATGCTGGGGATGGTGATAGCCAGCATGAACAGGCCGAAGATGACGAAGCCGAAACCGAAGGTCGCTGCGGCGGCTTCGGACTCCAGCGACGGATCGATGGCCGCAGCTGCGACCCCAAAGACGATCAGGGGGATCCAGGCAATCAGAACAGCGAACAGGGTGAACCCCCAGAACTCCTTGCGCCGCGCCCGACCATTGCCGTCGGCGTAGCGCTGGGTGATTGCCCGGACGAAATAGGCCCAGAGGCTGAGATCCTCGCCCGTGTAGTCGACGGAAGCGGGTGCAGGGCCAGAGGCTGAGACAGCCGGAGCTGGGGCCAGGGCGATGACTTCGCGCGCATAGCTCTCGGCGGCCACGAAATCGACCGCTGAGCCGACCGCCGGAAGGTCGCCTCGGACGTCAAGCGCGGAGAAGGCGTAGCGGTTGCCGTCCTCGCCACTGATGAGGCCGCCGCCGGTTTCGGCGTCGAAGGTCAGGATCTGGCCGCGCAATAAAATTCTCCCCCGTGATCGCGACCTTGTCTCGGCCATTTGCGGGGTATCGGTCAACAGGATTGGAGCGCCCATGAGCTTTCACGAGGTGAGCCTGCCGGCGCGGCTGGCCTTTGGGTCGACCGGC